GAGGATCGGTTTACCGTTGCCTTTCTTCTGAGGCCTTCACGAAAGAAGGCTTGTCTCCCACGCTTGTCCTATATGACGAGCTGCACGCCGCTCCCAATCGTGAACTTTGGGACGTCATGACGCTGGCCCAAGCGGCCCGCTATGACGCTCTGACGCTAGCAATCACCACTGCTGGCGTGCGCACTGATCAGACTGGCCAAGACTCCGTTGCCTACTCTCTCTACCAGTACGCCCAGCAGGTAGCAGCCAAAGAGATCGTGGATCCTTCCTTCTTTGCTGCCTGGTGGCAAGCGCCCATTGAGGCTGACCACCGCTCACCCAAGGTGTGGAAGATTGCCAATCCGGGCTTTGGTGATCTGCAAGATCCTGAAGACTTTGAATCTTCTGTCAAGCGCACGCCGGAGAACGAGTTCCGCACCAAGCGCTTGAATACTTTTGTGTCATCTCAGCAGGCATGGCTGCCAAACGGCTCATGGTCTGCCTTGGATTCCTGCGCCCCACCATCCGCAGGGGATGATCTCCCCGTCATCCTTGGGGTGGATGGCTCTTTCTCCGGTGACTGCACCGCCATCGTTGGTGTGACCGTCGAGGATCAGCCTAGGGTTTGGCTTCTTCGCCTTTGGGAGAAGCAGGTGACTGACCGTGAGGACTGGCGCGTGGACATCTCAGAAGTAGAAGCTGAAGTCCTTCAAGCGTGCGGAGATTTCAACGTCCTTGAAGTTGCCTTTGACCCGTTCCGCTGGCAGAGATCCATGGACGCTTTGGCAGCCGCTGGCGCTCCCATCGTGGAATACCCATCGACTTCACCAGCCCGCATGGTCCCGGCATGTGCAAAGTTTTATGACGCCGTAGTTTCCAAGAATCTTCGCACTGACGGCAACCCTACACTCGAGCGCCACTTGGATAACTGCGCCACCAAGGTGGATCGTCTCGGCCCGCGCATTGTGAAAGAGCATCGAGGATCTCCGAGAAAAATTGACTCCGCCGTTGCTGCCGTCATCGCTTTTGACCGCGCCACTCACGCGAGAGAGCAACCCAAAGAACTTCCCGTCCCGTCATTCTTCAGTGTTTAGGAGGCCACATGCGCCGCTGGATCGCGTTAGGCATGGAGGTCACTGGTGGCCTCGCTCTAGCGCTCGGCGCTGCCCTCATCTATCCGCCCGCTGGCATCCTGCTTGCTGGTGTGCTTGCAATTCTTTTTGGTCTAGCCATGGAGCGTGAGTGATGCTAGGACGCCTCCGTAGCTCTGAGAGCCGTAACCTTTCTTACCAATCCATTTGGGGAGCAGGCTATGACTTCCCTGGTGCTGGCACGATGTCTGGCGCTAGCGTCAGTCAGGATCAGGCTCTCAAGCTGACTGCCGTCTACGCTTGCGTGCGCATCTACGTGGACACGATCTCCAGCCTCCCAGCAGATACGTTCCAACGCATTGATGGCCAGCGTGTGCCGTTCCGGCCCAAGCCAATCTGGGTGGACACTCCAGACGCGGGCACTTCACGTCAAGATCACGTGGTTCAGGTACTGGTCTCTTTGCTGCTGGATGGCAACGCCTTCATCCTGGTGCTGCGCAATGGCGCTGGTGATGTCGTGGCTTTGAGCGTGCTGGATCCCAAGAAGGTGGAGATCCGTCGGAACCCATCGCGCCAGATCGAATACCACTTTGACAACCGGACCACGTTCACATCCAATGAGATCGTCCACATCACGGAAATGCGCAAGCCCGGAGAGATCCGTGGCATCTCCCGCATTGACTCCCTCAAAGAGTCCTTGGGTCTGGCCAAAGCATTGGAAGAGTTCTCGGCTCTCTTCTTTGGCAATGGCTCCATCACGGACATTGTGATTGAGTCCCCATCAAACCTTTCTCAAGAGCAAGCCAAGTCTTTGGTCGATGGATGGGAAGAGCATCACCGAGGCCTGCGCAAATCGCACCGCCCTGGTGTTCTTGGTGGTGGCGCAAAGATTAACAAGATTGGCGTGGACCCTGAGCAGTCTCAGCTTCTCGCCTCCCGAGCCTTTGCCGTAGAAGACATCTGCCGAGCGTTCCGAGTTCCCCCGCATATGGTCGGAGTGACCACACCAGGCGCAATGTCCTACGCCTCTGTGGAACAAAACGCCATCCAGTGGGTGCGCTTCTCCGTGACTCCTATTGTGTCCCGCCTCGAGGCCGCCTACTCCTCTTTGCTGCCCTCCACAGCCTTCATGAAGTTCAATCTTGACTCTCTCCTACGTGGCGACACCACGACCCGCTTTAGCGCTTACAGCCAAGCACTGACCGCTGGATTCTTTTCTGTCAACGATGTGCGCAAGCTTGAGGATCTTCCGCAGGTGGATGGCGGCGATCAGGTCCGTGTGCCGCTGGCAAACGTCAACATCTCTGCCGCTGACCTGACTGAAATGGACAAGAAGGTTTCCATGGCTCAGCGCCTGATCTTCTCCGGCTTTGATCCTGCATCAGTCTTGGCCCAGCTGGGACTTCCTGCGATGAACCATTCAGGCCTCCCCAGTGCGCAGCTGCAACCCATTGCCGTCATTAATCCTGAAGATCCGTCGCAGGCATACCAGGTCTAGCCATGGGAATGACGACTGAGCGCGCTCTTCCTGACAACTTCCGGCCCGCACTTTCCCCAGACGTACCTGAAGGCCGAGCCTGCGGAAACTGCTACTTCTACGATGAATCCAATGTCCAAGGCGACAAGGCTTGGTGTGAGCGCTGGGATGATTACGTCAACGGGGCTTACTACTGCAACGCATGGCAGCCCGATGACAGCGAAGACCAGCCCACCGCGTACTCCTCCGAGTCTCGCGCCATCAGCGTCCCGCAATGGCTTCAAGACAATGCGAGCCGAGGCCTTGACTGGTTGGCTCAAGGCTATGCCGGAGACGGTCTGACGGACAAGACCATCAATGAAGCCCGCCAGATGTCCCGAGGAATTGTTACCCAAGACAAGGCCGACCGTATGGGGCCATGGTTTGAGCGTCACCTTTCAGACCTCGAGGGCACAGACCGGAACACAGACCCGCCCACGGCTGGCATGGTCGCCCACGCCCTCTGGGGTGGCTGGCCCATCAATGAGTCCTACCGGGCTAGGGACTGGGCCATCGATCAGCAAGTGACTCCTGAAGAATCGAGCAGACATATGCGCACAAAGGTGGAGACCCGCCAGATCACCGTGGACAATATTGAGGTTCGCGAAACTGGAGATGGTATGAGCTTCTCCGGCTACGCCGCCGTATTCGATTCCCCATCTGAGCCGCTGCCCTTCATCGAGACAATCCGCCAAGGCGCCTTCAGCAAATCGCTGCGCGCCAAGAACAACGTGATGATGCTCTGGTCCCACGACACTTCCCAGCCACTCGCATCCACGCGCTCGAAGACCATGACGCTCATGGAAGATTCCCGAGGCCTGATGGTTGATGCAGCACTTCCTCAGACTTCGCTAGGCCGTGACGTGGCCGAGCTGCTGCGCTCCAAGGTCGTGGACTCAATGAGCTTTGGCTTCTCCGTTCCTCCTGGTGGAGATCGCTGGAGTGATGACGGCATGACTCGGGAACTCACTGCCATCCGACTTCATGAAGTCTCCGTGGTTAGTTTCCCCGCCTACACCAAGACATCAGCCACCGTGCGTTCCATTGACATTCTTTCAGACAAGACTGGCGCGGATGCTGAGTCTCTTTCCGCAGCGCTCGATGCACTCGAAGCCGGCAACGCTCTGACCCGCGATCAGGCCACGATGCTCACCACGGTGGTGGAGAAGTTGGCGCCGGAGTCTGAGACCGTGCCCGAGCTGATTGAGGACAACACCATCAGCGTGACGCTTGCCCGCTTGCGCGATGAACTGGACTTGAATTTCAAGTCCCTCTGATTTCTGAGTGAGACCGGAGCCGGTCCACCAGATGCTTGACCCCGTGCGGAGCCGCTCGGGCTACCCCTCCTGCGCATCCAAAAAACACACACAATGAATGGATGTGATTACCTTGTCTGACTTCCTCACGAAGCAGATCGAGTCGCGTCAGCGTGCGTGGTCCGAGGCCCGCGAAATGCTCGATCTCGCAGCAACCGAGAACCGCGATCTCTCAGCTGAAGAGCGCCAGAAGTACGACCGAATCAACGCCGATCTTGACGAGCGTGCGCAATTCATCAAGGACGTTCAGGCCGCTGAAGCCCGTGAGTCCGACATCGCCAAGGCGATGGAAGGCCGCGAAGCAGCAGTCCGTCCCATGGCAGCACCCGCTGCCGCAGGCGATGAGAGCATTCTCCGCGCTCTTCTCCGTGGCGAGATCCGTACCCACACGTTCGATTTTGAGCGTCGTGATATCACGAGCGGCTCGAGCAACGCGCCCACCAAGACCACGTTTTCTGACATGGTTATTGATCAGGCCCGCCTGGTCGGTCCCATGCTCGATCCCAACGTCGTCACGGTTCTCAATACCGGATCCGGCGAGAACCTCGTTCTCCCATCCCTGTCTTCCTTCTCAACGGCAGCCCTTGTCGCTGAAGCAGGCAGCATTGGCGAGTCTGATCCCGTGTTCTCAAAGACCACTCTGAGTGCTTACAAGTACTCCTTCTTGGTGCAGGTTTCCAACGAGTTCATCAATGACTCTGCGGTTGACCTGCTTGGCTTTGTCGCCCAGCAGGCTGGCAACGAGATTGGCTACCGCGCCAACTCGGTGCTCACCACTGGCACCGGCACGGTCCAGCCAAACGGCATCGCCAACGTGGCAGGTTCAGGCGTTACCGGAAGCACCGCCGTCACTGGCGCCTTCACCGGCGACAACCTCATCAGCCTCATCTACAGCGTCGATGGCGCAGCGCGTCGTATGCCTGGCTTCGGTGTAATGGCTAACGCCACCAGCATCGCCGCCATGCGTTCGCTGAAGGCATCCACGTCAGGTGATTACCTCTTCACCCCAACCTTGGATGCTGCTACTCCTGACAGGTTCCTAGGTTATCCGCTGATTGAGAACCCCCACATGGCTTCGCCTGGTACTTCGGCCAAGTCGGTTCTTGCTGGTCACCTACCGTCGTACTACACGCGCCAGGTTGGTGGTATTCAGGTTGCGTCGTCCACGGACTACGCATTCCAGAATGATCTCGTCACCATCCGCTGCATCATCCGCGTGGATGGAAATCTTCCTCAAACAAGTCACGTTAAGTATTTCCGTGGCGCTGCTTCCTGATCTAACGATCAAACCTAACCCGACTTGGAACGGGTTTCTCTGAACGCTGGTGGCCTTCTGCACGCGCAGGGGCTAGAAGGCCACCAGCACCCTGCGCATAATTGGAGAGAAGTGTGAGCAATGCTCGTAAACCTGCAAGGTCAAATCCTCGATCTGCCCGGCCCAGAAGCGCAGCTGCTTCTGCGCATGGGCTACGCCCACGAGATAGAAAGAGCGACCCGCTCGCCATCGGCTGGGTCTCGAACGCCCCGTGGGCCGCAACCGGCTACGGCTCCCAAACCGCGCAAGTCACGCGCCGTCTCAAAGACGCCGGCCACGATGTCGGAATCTTCGCCAACTACGGATTAGAGGGCGCACCCTCTGAATGGCTCGGGATTCCCGTCTGGCCTCGAGGCGCTGAGCAGTACAGCAACGATGTCGCCCCAGCCCAGATGCAAGAGCACTTCCAGCACTCTGCTTCTGACAAGCCGCTGCTGGTGACTCTCTATGACGTTTGGGTCTTCAAGGGTCAGCAGTGGGACAACTGGCCCGTGGCTTCTTGGGTGCCGATTGATCACGCGCCCTGCCCGGGGGAAGTCGCTCGATGGCTAGGCAAGCCAAACGTCACCCCGCTGGCGATGTCTAAGTTTGGCAAGCAGCAGATGGACAACATCGGCCTTGAGTCGATCTACGTTCCGCACGCCATTGAGACTTCGATCTTTAAGCCTACGCCATTCCTGACTGATGTCACTGGCGAGAAGGTCACTGGCAATGATTTGATTGGCTTTGGAGAAGACCGCTTCATCGTGATGATGTCGCTGGCCAACAAAGGCGTCTACCCCACGCGCAAGGCTTTGGCTGAGAACCTCATCGCCTTCCGCATGTTCTCCGACCTGCACGATGATGCCGTGCTCTACATGCACACAGAGCAGTACGGCACCATGGGTGGAATCAATCTGAACGATCTTCTAGCGGCGATTGATCTCAAGCCCGAGAAGGTCAGGTTTGTGGATCAGTACGCCTACCGAGCACCGCTCTCCAATGAGTACCTAGCGGCCTGCTACTCCGCCGCTAACGTCCTTCTCAGCTGCTCCAAGGGTGAAGGCTTTGGCATATGCGTGCCCGAGGCTCAGGCCTGCGGAACCCCGGTCATCGTGT